CGCCCCTTCTGCCCTGTCTAAAGCGTCCTGCCACGCCTCGTTGTACTGACTGTATGTTTCTCCTTTGCCGGGTATCTTATATCTGTGCTCTTGACACAGCACATCAATCGCATCTATCGCCGCCTGTCTGCTTATTAAGTCCGTGCCAACCTCTGCCAAGTTCGTGCCATGTTCGGACGGCAACTCGCAGAAGTATTCCCGCCACTTCGCATAATCAAATCCGTCACCGTCATCCACCTCGCGTGATATTTCGTCAATCGCATCTATCGCCGTCTGCCTGCTGATGCAGTCCGTGCCAAGCTGTGCTAAGTTCGTGCCAAGTTTGGTACCGACATTTGTGTCGGTCGCAAACTGAATGGACGGCAAGCGACCAATATCTTCCCCAATGTCATCCAATGTCTCAATAAACGCCGCACCAACTGCCCGCTCCATGTTGTGCCCGATATACGCTCTCATTCTCTCGATTACGTTTATCGCTTGCTGTCTGTCTATCATGTCACTCATCCTCAATTCCCTCCATCAATCTCTCCATGCTAACGCCCAGAACCTTGCTCACCCGATACAGACCATAGGCCGTGATCTGTCGGCGCCCGTTAACCCACTTGCTCATCGTCACCCAGCTGACGCCTATCTCTTCCGCTAGCGTGTGCAGGGTCAGGTTCTTCAGTTTGCAGTAAAATTTGATGTTGTCTCCGATCGCGTGTATGTTCATGACTTTCCATCTCCTCGATGCTTTCCGCGATGAACTGCTCCAAAAATGCAAGATTACAAATCATATGGTCTATGTGCATCAGACCGCTTTCCGGATCCTTTGCCGTGAAGTCATCCCACGCGGCTCTTGCATGCCTCAGACATGCCTCCCAATAGCGCTGTGGGGCGACCTGACGCCAGTTTGTAGGGTCGTGGTACTTTTGGTTACCGTATTCCCTAACTCTCACGCATGCGTCTAATAAGGCGGGCGGGATGTAGGAATAGTGCGGTTTGCCGTTGTCGGACTTTGCGTTTTGCTGGTCATTCTTCATCATCCACCTCCACTTCCACATAACTTGATTTCTTCCATCCCTGATTCAGTCCATGTGATATGCTCGACGGTCTGACTCCGACCATCCTTGCGAGTTCGGACTTGCTGTCTGCGACTGCTACAGGGAGTTCGTATTCGTCACGAGTGACCTTCATAAAGATTGTCATTTCTGCCTTGCCTTCCATTTCTCACAGGTCCCGGACAGCTTCACCATTCTCTGTTTCTTCCCTTCCACACAGTACCGGCCCTTATAGGTCGGTCTGCTGTGGGAGCAGTTACTGCAGGTCTGCTTCATGATGTCCTCCCCATGTCGTCTGATAAGCACAAAAGATAATCGGCAGACACTCCAAAGTACTCACTCAAGAGCGCCACATAGTAACCGCTGGGTCCGACATTCCAAAGCGTCCACATCCTCAGATTGGTTCTCGGGATTCCTGTCTGCCTCTCCATCTCACGGTAGGTAACATCCATGTCATTCTTGAGCATGTTCAGCCTGTCCGCAAATTCCTTTTTGAATTCGTCCTTTGTCATATCAGTTTCCCCATTCCTTCAAAAGCCACTTCCATGTCGCAAAATCCAGCGGACAATCACAGAACTCCTCTCCGTCCACACCGACCACAACGATGTCGCCCACGATGGTGTGATGAAAAGGCGGTCTGCCGACCGTCAGGTTGCGGGGGAGGTCTAGGATAACGCCCTCTTCGTTGCACAGCAGAATGCACCCGTCCGTGATCCTGACCGTCTCGATGTTGCCGTCGACCAATTTCTGTAAGTTCTTGAGGGTGTTCGATATGTTGGTTACATGACCGACTGGTTCGTCAGTTCTCTTTACTATTGCTCTTATCTTTGCCATTCCACTTCTCCTCCATCAATTCCGCTATACTCTCCGCCCACTTCTGGGTGTCGAAACCGCCTTCAATACTGCACTGATTGATTCGGTCGTATATCCTGTATGTTGGTCCGTCACGGGTTGGGACGGAGATTACGGTGTATCTTTTACTCATGTTTCAGTCCTTAATATGTTGCCGCGTTGCCGCTGTTTCCGCGACTTTCTTATATATACCTTTTTTATATATATTTATATTTTTTATTAGTTTATAAGAATCAAAGGCAACATCGGCAACTTCGGCAAAAAGCCTTTATTTATCACGTTTTTTCGGTTGCCGCACGAATCACTTTGCGGCAACTTCGGCAACCAAATTCACTCGAACGGCAACTTTTCAGCCTCTTCCTGAGTGATTTCTTCAAATTTGCCAACTTTTTCGTAACTTCGCTGCACTCCATAATCTCCGCATTTCTGTTTGCCGACCGGCAACCAACCAGAAATGGAGTTTCGCATGATGTCATGAATGGCGCGGATGTCTGACGGTCTGGGCTCGCCAAAGTCGTTTCCCAGCGCCTCGCGCCACAGCATCACCGCGCACACCCGCTCCGAACTTGTGCCGTCAAGCCATGCCTGTATCATGCCGACTCGCGGATCCTCTTCCTGATACCGTTCTTGCATGTCGGTTGCTATCCGCTGGAGTCGCTTGGGCAGTACCAAACTCACCTTGCCACCCTTTCGGAGATACTCGTCCATGATTTCGCCCCATGCCTGCGCGAATTCCATTCTTGTAGCTGACTCATTCGCGAAAATATCGAAAGTCACTGGATGAACCCCGCAAGTGATTGGAAGAAAGCGCCGGTTCCCCGTCCGATCCGTAAGGAAGTCAGTTGGGTTGGATGTCCCGCATAGTATGCACATTCTCGGACGCTGTTCGGTGCGTCGCCCGTATGGAACGCGGTAGGTGTCTACCCTTGACGTTATGAATGCTTTGATGGTTTCGACATCGCGCGCCCGTTTCGTGGCTTGCAGTTCGGCAAGTTCTACAATCCACATTCCACGAAGTTTCTCGACAGCTTTGTCGCCGTCTAAGGTGGAAAAGTTGTCGTTGAACCATGCGTCATTAATGCACAGTAGTCGCAGAAAAGTAGATTTACCTATGCCCTGATCAGAAACGAGGACCATCATGTAATCGAATTTGCATCCGGGATGGTATACCCTTGCCACCGCGCCCATCATGACCAGGCGCATCACGGCGGTAGTGTATTCATTCTTTTCAGCACCCAACATCATTGGAAGAAGGTTCTCGACATGCTTGTTTCCGTCCCAGTTGTCGTGGCACGTCTCAAGCATTGACTTGATTGGATTCACTGGGTATTTGCTACAGACGTTTGTCAGTGCGTCCATAATCTTGTCAGATGACTTTAGACCGTAATTCTTTTCGATGTATGAACGCAGATTGGAATCATCTGCATTTGACCATTCGCGCCAACCTTTGTTATTCTTCCACGGGAGATTTCCATAGACAAATGGCGCGTAGGCTATTTCATTCAACCGTATCCGCCCGAATAGCTCGCGGTCATACATAATAGCCTCTTCAGCGTTGTGGATGGTCTGAGCAGGCTTGTCGGTGACTTCTCCGTCCTTGTTTACCATCATCGTGATCTGTGGCTCTCTCCATTCGGGCATATCCTTTGATATGGTCTTCAGTTCGCCTTTTTGGTATTTGAGAGCACTAGATATAATGGTTTCCAGTTCGTCATCGTCCACCGGGACATCGCACGCTGTTCTATTGGTCTGCTCCAGCGCCGCCATTATGGCTGCGTCCGGAAGTCCCTGAGACTGCATTGAGCATGCAAGTCTGAATAATGTATCATTCCGCTCGCCGCTCGGGATCCTGTCCGGGACTTTGAAGTCTGATGCTGTTCTGGGTTTCTCATTTTCGCCAAATAAGAATTTTCGAACTGTGGCATCAATCGGCGCCATTGCTATTTCATCTGGGGCGTCTTCCCATTGGTATTCCGTCCCATTGGGGTGCATAGAGGGCGGCGCAATTACATAACCGCCCTCACCGCGCACGTCGACTCCGTCAAGGATTCCCGCACGGTTCTTTATGTCGGTGCCGTCGTACTGATAGTAGAGATGGTAGCCGCCGCGCCCCGTAATGCACTGCACGGTGTCGGGAAGTGCCCCGTTGATGCGCTCCCACTCTCCGACTGCTTCGTATCCGTTTAGTCCTTTGTCTTCGTCGAGGTCTTCGTCGATGACAATCAGCCCTGAGACTGATCCAGTTGCAATACCGATCGACGCATCAGGCCATTTCTTCCACCATGCTTTGATAGCACCGATTGACTTTTTGGCATCCTTGCACCCATGTGGGGTGAGCGGCTTCTTGCTCGTTGGCGAACAAGGGAAGACCGCCCACTTGTATTTGGTGGCGTATTCAATCGCCGCGTCTAATAGTTTGTTCATATTCTTCTATGATTTGTATGATTATTTCGCCAGACTCATCTGGTCGACAGAATCGGAATTCTGCCCCATAGCGCGACGAAATAGTTTCCATTGCTTTCTGTAAGCGCGGGCCTTGCACGCAATTAGGCGAGTAGCAACTTCGCGGATTCTTCCACAGATGCACCTGTGACAGGTCGCTGATTCCGACGGTATTCTCTACCAGTATGATCAGTTTGCACCCAGCGTCTCGCGCCGCCTTGCACTCGTTCACGAAGCGCCGGTGCTCTTTGCCGCAAATGTTTTGCGCTATTTCATCCATGTCCTTTTTCGTGTCCACCGATACCGGCGGGATTGGTGCATAATCGCCGAATGGCAACTTGCACCGCACCACGCCGATTTCGTTGTCGTCAAAGTATGCGTGCTTGATATTATGTTTGCCCACTTGCTGACGCGTGTCTTCTTGGATGATCATGCGAACGGCATCTCCTCATCGATCCCATCGGGGATGGACATGAACCCATCGACGCCGCCGACCTCCGGTTCTTCCGGCAGAAGTTTCGGCTTCGGTGTCTTCTGCGATGCGATCTTGTCCACGGAGAACTCACGGTTCACGATCAAACGTGTCTTCTTCTCGCCGTCGTTGCCGTAATACTCCTCCTCCTGGAACAGCAACCCGATCCGCTTGCCTACCAGCGTCCGCTCGTCAGCGTTGACAGATCCACCGTCAAACACGAAGTTGCCGTTGCTCTTACTGACCGCCGTGCAGAACCGCTTGAACATCGGCAGTGCTTTTGTTTTGTATGACTTGACGTACGCACCGACCCACGCCCAATCAGGATGGTCTTTTCGGGTTCTTTCGTAGTATCCGGCAAACTCGCCCTCGTCGATGTCGTAAGAAACCTTCAGATATTCTTTGTTCGAGAAGTCTTCCACTGCCGTGATTTTGCAGATGTACGCTCCAGCCGGGAGTCTTGTAAAGTCGCCTGCTTCCTGTACGTTGGTCATGTCGATGTGTTTCATTAATCATTTACCTCCTGTGTTTTGTACCAATCTGTTATTTTTTGATCGCAAAGAACATCTGAAGTCTTCAGCGGTCTTTGCAAGCGTATCCCTTTTACATTTGTGCATCTTGAGAGCGCCACATATAACTGCCCGGTCTCAAATGTCTGTGGCATTACATTGATCTTGCCTAAGGTTTCGCCCTGACTCTTATGAATGGTTATCGCATAGGCAAGTTTAAGTGGAAGTTGCGAAACAGTAAGGATCACCTTAGAGACAAGCTCGGAACGGATTTTTCTTCCTTTGTCATCCGTTATTTTCTTAATGTCTTGCCGTGTTACTTCCCATTCATATTCTTTGACTTTGTTCGTTCTGCCGTTATCCCAGGAGACCACAACCCCATCCCAGTCAATTTCCTTAACAGTGCCCATTTGGCCATTAGTCGCATTATCGGTATTTGCGATGCAAATAACTCTGGCGCCGACGCAGAGCACAAGGTTTTCAACGCATTGCAGATTCTTGAGGTAGTTGTCGACCCCATATGAAACTTTTGAAGCAATGTCCCATTTGAACACTTCTTTTTTATTCGGATTCCGTTCTAACATTGCGTTATTGATTTGTGTTACTGTTCTGTTAGTGCCACAGATCGTCAACCTATCAGGCTCGAATTTGGTGTGGTCACAATTTTCATTGATGTAATTAATGCCGTCACTGTCGCCGATCCTGATCTTGTTTAGCGCTTCGCAAAACGAAACATCACCTTTTTGCCGCATTATTTCGGTAAGCTCATAAGTTTTGATTCCGAGAAGATCCCATGCGTATGATTGAAAGCAATATGCTTTTCCAATATCAACGCCATATCTATCATCTAGAATTTCTTTGTCGCTTACGCCGCCGCCTACCTTGTCGGGTAGAACTGGTGGTAATTGGTAAAAATCTCCGACAAAAATAATCTGCAATTCTCTGTTGTTGATTTGTCTGATAAAATCGGTTGATTCTTCTTGTAGAACTTCTGCCACATAGTCAAACACATCAACTCTTAACATACTTATTTCGTCGATGATGATGCGGTCGGCGCATTTGAGTATTTCCGGGATTTTCCCCGTATACTTTGGGCAAGCCTTTACTCCTAAATGGAATAGCCTATGCACTGTCGATCCGAAAACCGTTCCCTTATTCGTTTTGATTGTCAAATTGAGAGCTGCTTTTCCAGTTGGCGCCGCGAGCAATGTGCGCTTGCAGTCTGGGTCAACTTCAGCAACAAATTTTCTGATCAATGTTGTCTTGCCTGTTCCTGCGCCGCCAGTGATAAAAACGTTCTCTCCGCGCAACAATGCGTCGTATACTTTTTGCTGACTTTTGGTAAGAATGATTTCTTCCATTACTTACCACCCAATCCGTAATACTCTCTAATCGCATCATCAACCGCCTTGAGGTCGTTTGGGATCTCGACATCCTTAAACATATCCTCCGGGGTCTTTGCCGTGCTCTGATTGTTCGCCTGCGTGTAGAATTTGTGGTCCGTGCAGTAGATAACAATGTCAAAGCACCCCTCCAGCGTCAGTTTTTCATCAAGCATCCGTCCGATTGTCTTCGCCTTCTCCCTGCCGTCGCCAGCCGTTTCAGAGTGGTGGAGAAAATATACTATCTTATCCTCTTCCGGCAAATCGTTGATAAAGTGGATCAGGTTGCGGAAGTTGACCGCCATGTCGGTAAATTTGTCGTAGGATTTCTCTTTCGCTCTATCGAACAACTCATTGACAAGCAAATACTGACTGTCATCAATTACGATTGACTTAGCCTTGCTCGATGCGATCACGCGTTGGATCCATGAGTAGCAAGCAGCGTTCAAATCCGCGTAGTTCTTAGCGCTGGGGAAGTCGCGCTTCACCTTGCAGACCTTGATGTCTGATTTGAATGGCAAGCGTCCTTTTTCTACGCTGATCACGCCAACCTCATCGGCGCTGAAATTTTTGATTGAAAAGGTCTTTCCACTTCCGGAAGGCCCGATTACAAATACAGGTATAGCCATATCATTCTCCTTTCAGCAAAACGGCAAATCGTCCTCATAGCTTTCATCAATTCCATCTGCCTCAATCTGCTCAGTGACATATGTGTCAACAAAATTCTCTTCACAGCAGTCAGGGCAGGCGATGTTACCTCCTACGCGGTAGAAGATTTCGCCGTGAATCTTGTTCCCGCAGTAGTCGCAGATGGGCAGATATTTTTCAATGTCCCTGATCATCGCTATAGCCCTCATCAATATCGTGGTCTTTCGTGTCTTCCAACACTCTCTCCTCGGCGATGCGCTTGAGGTCTGCGTTGTCCCAGTAAATATCTGAAACATGATTTGCAAGTGTTACAGTGGTATTTGCTAGCGACCTGATGATTGTGCGGGATACCTCGTCATCATCCAGTGTGGCCGCAGTCAGAAGTGCTTTAGATACACGCCTGAGCTCGAACAGCTCAAGGCAGTGCTTGTTGATGTCATT